TCCATAACTAAAAAATATATAAATACAGATGGAAAAAGAAGTGGAGTAATAAGTTTCTCAGGAAGTAAAACTATCAATGTCGATGAAATTTTAGAAATTAAAATACAATTTAAATAAACAATGATAAACTACATTTTACAAGGCTTCGGCTTCACCAATTGGCGCGACTTTATTAACTCCAGCTTTGGACACACTTTTTCAGTGAACTTTATTGCGGTTGATGTGGTAGTGTCCGCTTTTATTGGCTTAATTCATTTTCTATTTGGCTTCAATCACTTATTCCTTGCCGCTTATGTGGTGCTGATACTCTTTGAGTGGATAACAGGAGTATTGGCATCATTTAAGCGTGGCGAACGACACGAGAGCCGCAAATTTGGACGGATGCTGCTTAAGATACTTACCTATTTGGTGCTGATATATGTGCTGCACACTTTTTCGGCAAATATCAGCTTCCCAGCGTTAGGCGATTTTGAGTTCGATCCTTTTCACTGGCTGTATTGGGTAGTACTTATTGCTATTATATGGCAGTTGCTCATAAGCCTCTTGGAAAACTTAAACTGCTTAGGCTTTCGCTTTGCCAGTGTGCTGCTGAAGATTGTTAATAAAAAATTCTTTAAGATGTTCGACCTTACAGAAGAAACAGAAAATACTAATACCTAATATATTATGACAAAGAAAGAATTTATACAGACTTATAAGCCGTTTGCATTGGAAAGTGAACGCAAAACGGGCATTTCGCACCTCTTTACCCTGGCACAAGCGGCGTTAGAAAGTGCTTGGGGCGAACGCGGTGTCGGTAACAACTTTTTTGGTATAAAAGTACCTAAAAAATTTGTCAGCAGCACACCCAATCAGAAAAAGCAATTGCTATTTACTACTGAAGTGCTAAACTCGCCCACTCCTAACCCTCAGCAGTTCCCAAAAATTATCAGCATCAGCAAACGCACTGATGGTAAGTGGCTGTATCGTGTGCAGGATTGGTTCAGGAAGTACGACACGCCCGAAGAGTGTTTTACCGACCACGCGCAATTCTTCTTTATCAACAAGCGATACGCAAAGGCGTTGCTTGTAAAAGCAGACCCTTATAAGTTTGCTGAAGAAGTGGCAAAAGCGGGCTATGCCACCGCGCCTAATTACGCTACCATTTTGAAAGAGGTTATCAAAACTATAGAAAATAATAGCTAATGAAACGCATTGCCTACATATTGCTTTTTATGTTCTTTATCTCGTGCCACACTAAAAAAGCAGTTGCCGAGAAAGTAAGTACTCAAACCTCTGAGCTCGCTACGGTGGGCTCAGGGCTTTCTGCTTGGCAACACTCGCTGCTTAGCTATCAGCTTAGCACTATAAGCCCCGATACGCCCTTAGAATACACACACGAGGTAGAGGGTAGGGTAGTGGAGCGCATCACCCTTAAAGGGGGTACGCTTAGCGTTACCGTGCAAAACAGTGCTGCTACTTACCTAACAAAAACAGCGACTATACAAAAATCCGTTGCAACTACTACCTCCAAACATAAGCACATACAACGCAGCCCTATCAGTCCTTGGTGGCTACTGCTATTGCTATTGGCGGTGGTAATCATATTGTGGCACAAACTGAAAAAATAACAAATCATTATGACAGACTCTTTCGTTACCTCTGAATTTGTGTTAGACCTCTCGCGTATCGCTATCTCTTATCAAGAGGAGAACCCGCGATTTAAAGACACCTTCTTCACTCAGTATTCACTGCCTTTCGAGTTTCAGATGAATGCCGATTTACGCTTGCGTATGGGCAACTACACCGCCCTTAACGCCACCAAGCTAAAAAAGAAGTACGAGGGCTATCATATAATAGACGGAAGGGTACGCAAAGGTACGCTCGAAATTCTATCAGCTGAAGGCAATATAGTCTCTGCTCAGATAGATTCGGGGTTTGAGCAGTTGCCTAACTTCGACAAAAAGCTATGCGACCTACCGCTATTGCGCCATCGTGTAGCTGACATATACCAGCACGCTAAGGAGGTATGTCAAAAAAAATACCCCGAAGTAGATTACAACTTCCCTCGTGTGGTGTATCCTAAAGATACCAGTCAAAGAGGGTGGGAACATTATATGGGTTTTATCAATCACTATTTAGGCGATGCGTTTGCACACTACGAATATAATATTATGCACCCAATGCCTTATCTGCTGTACGTGCTCAAAACAGGTTTCGCCAATGCAGGCTATGAGCTGGCAGGCGATATTCTTACCGATGAGGATTTCAGTCAGCAGGTGTTGTACAGCAATATTCCTTACTACCTCACTACCGCCCAGCAAGAGCACCTCCTTACAGCGGTTGCTCCCACCTACGAGTTTGCCACAGCAGGTACGTGGCGGTTGGTATGCGATAACCAACTTATAAGAGGTGAGGTTACCTTACGGCTAAAACTTAACAATGTTATCATTCGTGAGTTTAGTTTTGAAAAGAGCGATATGCTTAGCTTCACACAGCTACTCTCTATCGATAGCATACCCCAAACGCTTAGCTTAGAAATAGAAGGTACGCCACATCAACATCTCTCAATGAACCTTAATATTGTAGCCCAACACAGCGAAGACGGCAATGTTATTGAGCAAATCATTAACCCTAATATAGTAGACCTCAAACGCGCTGTGCCTGATGTTACTTTTGGCGACTTGGTAAAGACGATTAAGAATTGGAAGAATTACGATATAACTATAGAGGGTAACAAGCTGTATATGAATCGCATTAGGGTAGAAGAGCGAAGCAATGTAAAGGATTTTAGCCCTTGGGAAGTGCGCGAACCTAAAAAAACATTCCTTACTAAGCAGTCGTACCTTATCAAGTTCCCCGAAATGGACGATAAAGCCTATCAGCTACCCGTGATACAAGTAACCGACAACAGCTACCAAGTGCTGAAGGCGGACGAGGCAAACACGCTTACTAACGTTACCGAAGTACAGATAGGTGGCTACTGTTTGCCCCGCGTGATGTACCAAGGGCACTATACAGCGGTAGCGCGCAAGGGGGGCGAACAAACCATTGGGCTGATATGGTACGACGGCTTGCACAACAATCAGAACAACGCAGGGTTTTGCAAAGCGCTTACCCCTCCGTTAGTAGCTGAGTATTGGAAAGACTGGTACAAAATGCGCATCGCCGCCGCCGAATATACGTGGAGCTTTATATGCAATAAAAACCAATTCCGCCACATAGCCCTGCGCAATACTATCATCGCATACAAGCAACGTATGCTCATTAAGAGCCTTAATAAAACCGTGCTTGATAAAGAGCATTACCAAGTAGAAATCACCACAATAGCTATCTGATGTACACCGCTTTCACCTCTCTCAGTGTCTTCAACGACACCCGCCTCAATACCTATCTCGATACTATCTACAGTGCTATAGTCGCCGCTTTTGGCAAGGAGCAGCTGCCTATAGTATGTGGCTCGGTAGCCAAGGTAATGCAAGGGGTGTATTCCGACAACTACCTTGCCAAAGACATCGACTTAGTGATAGAAAGCTGGCAAGTACACCGCTATTTAGAACAGCAATTGCCGTTGCTTTTTCCCACCGATAGGGTAGAGATACGCCCCGAGCGAGTAATACTCTTTACTTCGTTTATTGCCATTGAGTTTTGGCGACCTACCCTTATCTGTCCTATAGCTTACTATAAAAATACTGTAAAATACTATGTCTATTAGAACCTATACCGATACCATTTGCGAAGAACGCCCCCGCACTACCTCTAGTGGGGGTACAGAATACGAGCAATATTGTTACCCCCAAGAAAAGCCTATCCTCGACTGGGGTGTGTCGCCTACTGCCATTCTCAAAGAATGGAACCCCTCGCAGCCTATACCGTCTACCGAACTGCTAACAGTGCAATTCCCACAAGTGCACTTGCTAACTGTTTATAAGAAGTATAAGGGCTTCCGTAACTACGCGCGTATTACTACCAATGATTTTGTAGAGCTTATCGCCCCCGACGGACAAGAGTTAGACCGCCTGCCGCTGAATGCGCAGCTCAAATTGCGTTACAACCATTTTAGCCAATTGCCCAATAACAGCGATACACAGGTAAAGATAACCTTGGGTGTTATCGCTACCGAAGAGAAAGGCAGCAGTGTAACCGAAATAGACCTGCCCACCGAGCGCAAAGAGGTAGTTATCACCTTGCGTCGTACCCAACAGGGCGGATCAACTCCCACCCCTCAACCACCTGAAAGAAAGGTGCTGCGAATGACGCTCAACCACGCTACCCGCGAGCTCACCGGCGATAGAGAGTTTTCTGCTAAACCCAATCTAACTTCCTTTTGGGGCTTAATACAGAATAGCAAACGTTATATTCACCTTGCTGCTTTTCCTAATACAACTCTATCGTTTAGAGATATACCGCGCACAGGTGATATAGGGCTGTTTAAGGTAGATGCTTATCCTTCTCCCTCTATTGATAGGTTGGTGTTTAGCCTCTCTGATGCCTATCGCAATACAGGGCGCGTAGAGGAGGGGGGCTTCGATTTTAGCAAGACGCAAATATTCAGCTGGAAAGACAATAAGATAGCTTACCCAGGCGGTATCCTTTCAAGATTTTTTGATATTGAACTTACTGTCATCAACGATGCTACCGCCTTTCATATCGACAAAAAGGAATTTAAATACCTGTTGAAAACCGATAAGAAAGAGCGCGCCGAGGGTACATTTACCATTAAGAATCCTAACCGTCTTACCTTTACCATTAACAATGCCGATTTCTTGGAAGTTACCGAAATCAAAGGCAATGGCGAAGAGGAAGTAGTGATAAAATTCCGCTCGCAATCGTCTGAACTGATGACGGTAGGCGAGCACAAAGGCTGGCTAAAAGTAACCTCTTCAGCGGGTAGCGAGCAAGTGGTCAATGTAGAGATTAGCGTACAAACCGATGTAGCTTTTGCTACCAAAAACGTGTACTTCTGCCTCGACAAAGAGCTCACCAGCGTACGCCAAACAGCCGCTGAAAGCGAGTTTATCACGGTAGCCCTTACAATGGAGTTCAACGGCTATGGGCGTAGCTTTACCACTACCCAAAGCTACGATTATGTTTTCTTTGAGGGTGTGGCAACGATGGATATAGGGCAAGAGGTACAAGATTTTTTCAGAGACATCACCCCTTCTTTAGAGATAAATACTAAAAAACTGCTTAGCCCTAAAGAGATTTTCAAAGCGACCAAGGTATCAGCGGTAATTAAGGAAACCAATTTCAAAGGGGCGGTATTCAAAACGCATACCCTTACTGATTTGCACTACCTCCCTGGTAAGAAGCCTAAAGCGTATCCGTATCTTACGCAGAGTCGTTTGCGTTCTACTTACAAGCAGAGTCTTATATCGGTATCAGCACTTACCCAAGAGGTACGCGCGCGCTCGTTAGGACAAATAGGCTCTAACCTTATCGACCTTTCGGCTATTAAGGACCCACTGGCAGTAGCTAATTTTAGCTTTTTGCGCGCTACCGCTAACGAAACCTATGGTGTTACGGCTATCATCAGCAAGGAAACCCTTAGCCTCGAACCCAAGCCCGAACCCAATGGCACGCCTATCAGTGCGCTATTTCAAAACCAAAACTTCTGCCCCGACTGGTTTTCGTTTGCAGGCGAGTACGAAGCCTTGGTAAGTTACGAACATACCTTGGCTGACAACGTGCTACTGAGCGAGGACTACAAGGCGCAAGTAAAAACCAAGCGCACTTACAAACTCAATACAGGTTGGCTATTTCCTGAAGAGATAGAGGTACTGTGGGAGCTTATCAAATCGCCTGTGTGCTTCTTGCGTATAGCGGGCGACTGGCTAAAGGTAATACCTATCACCCAAAAACCATTGTCCTTTGATAGCACCCGCAACCTGCATAGCTTTGTAGTCGAATTTCAATTATCGTCTAACGACTAATCCCTAACACCTATGTTCACCAACATACAAGAAATCAAGCAATATACTAACGTTTCTAATCGTTTAGACTTCGACCTCCTCAAAACCTATATCGAGGAGGCGCTCCGCGTAAAAGTATATCCGCATATACCCAAATCTACTGCTGAAACTTTAAGCGTTGACGAGCTCGAACTGCTCAAAAAAGCCGTTGCTAACTATGCAGTAGCCTATGCCATTCCCTTCCTCAAGGTGAATTTATCCAATACCGGTGGCAACTACTACACCGATGATAAGATAGAAAAGTCGCCTTGGTGGGACTTGCGCGATTTAGGGCTTTCTTCTATTGCTATGGGCGACCGCGCTCTCAATGACTGCATAACCCAGCTTATCAAGCAAGGAAAATTACCGCGCGTAAGTGGTATCATTGGCAGCGTCAATGAGTTCGAAAAGTTTTACAGCCTCAATAATTCGTGGGAGGTTTTCACTAAGTTACAGTCCCTAATACAATGGATGTGGGAGAGTGTCGTCGCTCCACAAGTGACCACCTGCACTCCTGATGATTTGCGCGCTTATCCTGTTATATGGGAAAAGCTACAGCGTACCGTTGTTTTCTTTACCGTTGCCGAAGCCGCTCTAATGAATAGCTTCTCATTCACGGCTACCGCTATTGTACAGCAGTGGGAGGAACTACCTTGGCAAAAGAGCAAAATACTCAACGCTGCCGAGCTCTACAGCCTTGCCAAACGCTTGCAACAACTCGCACGCCACGAACTCGCCCAACTCAAACAGCTGCTCGAAAAAGAAGCGGTAGCCTGCTATAGGCCCTCACCAGCTGCCCAACAAGTAGAAAAAATGAAAAGCGGACTCTACTTCTAACCCCCTAACCCATAAATAATGGAACTTACCAAATTTAGCAAAGACAACCTTTATCAGCGCATATCCGCCTCGTATATAGACGAGAATTTTCAGCTGCTACCTGCCGAAGAGGCAGTTAAAACGCGTTTGCGCCATATACACGGCTTGCGCCTTTCTAATAAGTATTCTAAACATCAAACCATACAGATACATATTCGCGAAATGGGCGTAAGCCAAGCCACCGCCTACCGCGACTACTCGTGGGCAATGCAAATCTTTGGCGATATAGAAAAATCAGACCTACAAGCCGAACGCCTTATCCTTGCCGAACGCTATTGGGAGCTCTACCAGCGAGCCCTCAAAAAAGACGAACTCGAGCAAGCACGCCGCGCCCTCGACTCGTATAAGTCGCTCTTCAATTTTGATAAAGAAGAAAAAGAAATCAATTTTGAAAAGATTACTGCCAATGAATACCATATCAAGATGAGCCGTAAGAGTGCTAAGATGTTGCGCGCTGCCCTCACTTCAGGAGTAGTAGACTTCAACAACTTGCCCGCTACCGATACCGACTACGAAGACATAACCGATGACCCCGACGATGAAACCACTGATGAAACCAGTTAAACAAATCCTCCTCAACGCTATGCAGATGACAGCTGTATCTGCCAACCGCTATGCAGGTGTAAAACATATCTGTATAGAGGCGGGTCGCGGTACGGGTAAGAGTACTATACTCGGCTGGTTTGTGAAGGAAGCAGTAAAGCAAATGCCACGCGCTACGGGCGTACTGGTAGGGGCTACTTTTGTGCAGATAAAAAGCCGTACCTTTCCCTCTACTAAAGAGGGGTTGGAGATGTTTGGCTTTTACGAAGAGGTAGATTATGTAGTAGGGCGTAACGGCAAGTCTATGGGTTTCGAGATGCCTTTTCAAGCCCCCAACTCGTGGAGCAACGTGGTGCACTTCTCTAATGGCTTTATATTGGTGCTTGTCTCCCTCGATGACCCTAACAGTGGGCGCGGACTCAACTCTTACATTGTTATTGGAGACGAAGCAGCCCTCCTCGAACACGACCGACTTTTTAACAACGTACTGACAACCAACCGCGCCAAGAAGATAGCCTTTGACAAGGCAAGCCTGCTAAATGCTACTATCTTCACCTCGTCGGTTGCTCTTACTAAAACGGGGGAATGGTTCACTGCCCGCGAAAAACTCGCCAAACAAAAGCCTGCCGAGCACCTCTTTATCAAAGCCAACGCCCACATAAACCAAGAAAACCTCAAACCAGGGTGGATACAAGAGATGTACGAGCAACGCGTGTCCGACCTGCTTTTCAATGCCGAAATAATGAACATCCGCCCTGGTAAGGTGGCCGACGGCTTCTATGCCAAATTGTCAGCCGATAAGCATTACTACAAGTACCAGTACAACACCACTGCCCTGCAAGACTTCTCGCAGAGTTTCACCCCCTCCTGCACCTACGATAACGATTTGCTAAGCAGTGTCCCCCTCGAACTCTCTCTCGACTTTGGTGGGCGTATTAATTGCGGTATTGTAGCCCAAGAAAGCAAGGTAGCCAACACTATCAATATACTCAAAGACTTCTTTGTCAAAAACCCGCTCAAATTGTCAGATTTGATAAAGAAAATCATCGACTACTACGAGCCCCACCGCGCTACCTGCAATAAAATATACCTGTACCACGACCGTTCGGGCTTCAAAAGCGAGGCGAATAGCAAAACCACCTTGGCGCAAGATGTAGAGGATATGCTGCGCACAGCAGGCTGGCAAGTGTTCAATCGCACCCCCAACACCAATAACCCAAGCCATATCCTCAAATTCCGACTTATCAATGAAATATTAGAGGAAAACAACCGCGCCCTGCCCTTTGTCCGTCTCAATGAGGACAATTGCCCTAACCTCATCGTATCTATGGAAAACGCTGCTGTAAAGCAGAAAGAAGACGCCTTTGAGAAGGACAAGAGCAGCGAACGCTCCAAAACCATACCCCAGGAGCACGCCACCCACCTCTCCGACTGCTTCGACTACCTCCTGTGGTGGAAATACGCCTATCTCCTCGATAACGCCTACCACGATAGCTTTATCATTACCACCGTATAAGTACAACCCACACAAAAAAAAACTTCTAAACCTGTCCCGCGCCAAAAACAAAAGATAAAAGGCTAACACACAGCCTTTTATCTTTTTTATTACCCCACAGCCACCCCACAGCCCTCCCTTAGCTTCACTACTGCCAACATACAGCCACCATACAGGCAACCTACAACCAATGCCTCTAAAACACCCCGCAAACCCTTATTGCACAACGCTTCGCACCCCTTTTCACCTCTTAGCCACCAGTAGAAAACAGTCCTTTCACAAACCGAACAAACCTCCTACCTTTGCCTCGTCATTCGTTTCATATCATAGTTAGTTAGTGAAAGAAGGATAATTTTTCTCATAATGGTATATTTTTTTAGGCGTACCCTCATAACGGGTGCGCTTTTTTTTGTCTAAACCACATACAAAAAAAATGAAAAAAAGTTGCTAAAATATTTGCTTATTACGATTTTTCGTAGTATCTTTGCAGTGTCATTGAAAGTCAATGATAAGGCATTAGCCTTGAGTGTTTAATCAAATTTTGAAATAATGGTTTTTGAATTTAAACTAAGTTTCAGAAGACTAAAAAAAGGCTGGTCAATCCTGCTAAGAATCAAAGCCAGCCTTAAAGAAGTGTTAACAACCTTCTTGCAGTAGTCTTTGAAAAGGCGGGGGAGCGAAAGCTCTCCTGCTTTTCAAAAACAGTGCAAAGGTATAAAATATTTTTGTAACTATGAAATTATTAAAGCACATCAAAAACATTTTCCAAATGAAAGAGGGAGATGAGTACAATATTACCTTTCGCATTTCAGCCGAAGACATTTTAGCTTTCTTGCTATTTATTACCCTTGCCCTTTGGATCATCTTAAAGTAAATTATTATGGAACAAAAACAAACAATGCTACAGCTATTAGATGATATAGTAGCAGATGTATCGTGGGGAAGAGTATCAAAAGAATATTTTGGTAAATCATCGTCGTGGATATATCACAAACTACACGGGCGCGATGGTAACGGAGGCGTAGGGGAGTTTACCCCTGCTGAAAAAGAGCAATTACGGCAAGCCCTGTACGACATTGCCGAACGTATCCGTAAGGCAGCCAGCACCATTACACAGTAACCATTGTTGCTGTTATTGTTTAACAACCTTAGGGGCGCACTCATCACCGAGTGCGCCCCTTTTTCATCCCTGGCACCTCGTCTTCATATATCACCCCATTTTTCTAAATTCAAATTGTAAAAATCACTAAGGCGGCAGGGGGTTCATATCA